ATTCCCCCGTGGAAAGGCGTTAGTCATAGGATTCATTTGACTCCCACCATTACGTCTCCTTCCATTACCTCGGTTACCCCTTCTTCGTCCTCTACCCCTTTTTCGCACGGAGCGGACGGCATTAATGTAACCAGGTGTCCCCCTTCTAACAGGCGGGGGTTGCGCTTTTCTTTGAGAGCGCGGAACTCGTCTCTTTCGTTGTCTTTGCGGCAATGCTACTTGCATATTCGGAAAACAACTTTTTATCCCGCTTGCGCAATAAGCACTCTGCTTTACCATAGGGCGGGACAATTCTCCAAGAAAGAGACTCCTGAGCTCAGACTCGGTTGGGATTTGACACATTGCTTGCTTCCAGGTTTCTTCACCTTGGAGCACGGTGCCATACTCTTGAACCAACCAAGAAATGAGCTCCTTCAGATAACACCTCATAGTTTCATCGGGCCATGCCACTCGTAGAATAGCACAAGCTCGAATCAAAGTATATGAAGGGTCACCTGGAAAGCGAGAGTAGAGAAGCGACGTCAACAACTTATTTCTGTTGTATAATGGAACAGCTATTCCATCCACAAATATAGTGAACGCCGACAAAAAATCCAACTCCTCTACAGGACGTGGGTCAAGGCAATCTGTTGTCGTAGTAATGCCTATTCTACCCCACTCATCTATCAATGTTCTCGCATTGAAATAGGGAACTGCTTGATCTGACACGGTCCAGGTATTGTCATCCCCACATAGGGCTAACGACAACTCACTATCAAATTTTTCATAGGATCGAATCTCTTCTGGAACAATCATTATCCACCCGTACGCTAACAGGACGAACAAGATTAACGTGTTATCAGTAATGGTGTTAACTGAGCCGGAGGGATTTCCTCCTTGCTTTCTCACAAAAACACCTTCTGATGTAATGATCAATGTATTTACAAGGTTGCAATAATAAGACAGCAACCGCTCCTTATTTTCAGGAGTCTGATCTTCAGGTCTAAGCATCCGCCAGCGGAACTCGGCACACCCCCACATGAGGAACGCACGCAGGGACGAGTCATATTGGCTTTCATCTAAAGCAAAACCGTTAGCAAACTTTCGTAGCTTACGGTAAAGGGTATTCCACCCGCCCTTCAACGGTGTAAAACCAACAACACTAGCTGTCTTGAGATGTGAGGCATAA